GAACAGTACGTCTTCAGAGAAGGTGTATATGGCACCTGGCGCTATGAAGTTCAGGAAGACATATTTCTCTATGACCGGCAGTATGATGTCTATCTTCAAGCGTATTTTACCTACTGCGTTTAATGTACAGGAATCAGGTGGTTCTGCTACCCGTGTCCCCCCTGGAGGCGAATCTTTCCTGATGTGCCTGAAGCCGTCTTTGAAGGTGTCCAATACTGAAGTTGTTACGATTGATACGGACACCAGTTTCGTTTTTAAGGCTCATTGTAAGAAGGCTAAAATGCTGCTACTCCCCACTAAGCAGGTCATGGAGTAGCCTTTAGGGTTTACATGTTCAGGGTTTCCCAGCCTTTAGGTTTACATGTTCAGGGTTTCCCAGCCTTTAGGGTTTACATGTTCAGGGTTTCCCAGCCTTTAGGGTTTACATGTTCAGGGTTTTTCAACCCTTTAGGGTTCACATGTTCAGGGTTTCCTAAACCCTGAACCCTAAACATGTGAACCCTAAAGGGGTTTAGCTTTGAGTACAGTACATGTAAATATCAAATATCGGCCACGTTTTTTTTTAAATCTTCAGAACCCGCGCGCGCGCCAGCAGGTGCGCACATCCGATTCCGCGCCGATCGTCCGATTCGCCTGAAATTTTTACCATGCCCGCGCGCAATTCATTCCGCGCGACCCCTTGAATTTCAGCCCGATTTTCCCATCGCGTCGCCCGCAATCGGCCTCTTTCCGTCTGTCGCCCTCGCGGGGTGCACACATTTTCTGTCGATCGGTGTACCGACCGCGCCGACCGACCTACAGATGCCTGTACCCCGGTCTCCCCACTACCTGATCACCTCTAACAATCCGAGCGATGACGATTGGAAGTCAGTCATCAACTACTACGGACATCGCGTCACCAACAAGACCAAGTGTACCGCACTTATGGCCCAGAGAGAGACCGCGCCGAGTACTGGCACGTCCCACGGACATACCTACGTACAGTTTTCTGGTCCGCTTACTGCACGCCAAGTGCGAGACAGCTTTCCCATCGCATCATCGCATGTGGACGCTTGCCGAGGAAGCTCAGTATCAAACGTGGCGTACGTATCTAAAGAGGAGACTCGCGATGCAGCCTGGCCGCAGATTTCTGCCGGAGAGATCCGTCAGATTGATGGAAGAGCGGATGCTGAGGCCCCAGGCCAGGGCACCAGGATCGACCTCGACGAACTGAAGCAGCTCATTGATGACGGTGCGCGCTGGGATGATCTCCTGGAGTCCCATTTCTCTGCCTGTGCTCGGTTCCCTGTGTTCCTGAAGGAGTACATTCACCTGACTGACGAGAAGAAACAGATGACTTCTTTACAGGCCACTTATCTCGCAGCATGCTTGAGGCCCTGGCAAACCCTCCTCCTCGAGTGTATCAGACCCGATCCCGATCCAAGAAAGATTTACTGGTTCTACGAGACTGCTGGCAACGTTGGCAAGACCTGGATGGCTTCTTATCTGAGAGTCACACGTGGCGCGGTTGTTTTACAGATCGCGAAGAAAGCAGACCTGGCTCACATTATCAGCAAGAACATCAGCACGATCTACATCTTCGACCTGGCGCGCACAAGCGAAGACGGCTCTGTTAATGTCGCCTACGAGATGATGGAGCACCTGAAGAATGGATACATTCTCTCTGGTAAGTATGATTCTAAATCATTCTCCCTCGCACCGCCGCACGTTCTTGTGTTCGCGAATTATCCTCCAGATCGCAGCAAGCTGTCAGCAGACCGCTGGGACGTGACTAACATTAACCCTGTTTAATAAAGATGCCTTACCTGTTTATTCGTAAACCTACTCGTACGCGCGGCTATATTAGTCGTGCTGGGTTTCCAACTGCTACGAGGTACACTCGTGGCCAGATCAACCGCAACCGCGCGTACGCGCGGCTGGCTGTGCGACGCCAAGCTGCCCGCACGATTCAGCGACGCTTTAGGTCTCGTAGACGTTAGATTGTAATGATATATAGCGCCTGCGGCTCATACTCGCCCGTGTCGGGCAAAACTAGGACCATTGAAAATGTGTCCCTCCGAAGTGGGGTTAGTATTACCCCCACTTCGGGGCACGTTTTTAGCTTTAGCTCAAAAAACGCGCCACGGGCCCGTCCGGCCTTGAGGACAAACAGCCCCCGCGGCTCTTGAGCGGTAGGCCAGCGCCATTTGAGCTCACAATGAACAGCGCGACCGCACGATTTCACATCGTGATTCGCGCAGTGTGTTGTTGTAGTCACCACAAGTGTGAACCCGATGAGCGGCCCCAGTTGGTTCGGAGCAGCGACGGGTGTAGCGTGGCACATGCTCAGTCCTCTGGCTCGTCAGAGGATAGTTGACGCTGCTATGTTCACTGGTTCTGCATCTGAAGGCGCTATTATAGATACGGCTATGCGTTATGGTATAAAGAAGTACGACGAACGGTGGACTAAAAAACACGGGAAGTCTATAAAGAACGTTCTTGGCAGCAAAGCTGCCACTTCGAGCGGCGCGCCGCACGAATCTATGTCTGGTCGTAAAGGCCATAAAAGAAAGCAGGACAACCCGCGCCGCTCTTCTAATAAACGACAGAGAGTAAAGCCCCCTACAAGGCGTAATATTCACGACGCCCCTTCGCGAGGTTCTCGTGCTCCGTCTGTCGCTCCTAAGTCTTCTACGAAAATGTCTATTCCATTTCTTCGTCCACGCCGTCTGGCGTCTAAGCGCAAGGCAGTTTCACTGCCGAAGATGAGCTCACAGTATAGGTTTCAGCATCACTCGAACCGCACTTATGTCGGTACTGTTCATAAGGCCTTATGGTTCGGCGGTTCTTCTCTTGGCTCTGGCGACGACGCTGCGAAGGTTCTTGCCGACGCTATGATCTGTCATTATCTTCGCCGTATTCACGACAGTCGTTCGAGTCGCACTATAGACCCTGGTGCTATCATTGGTCAATGTTTGTGGCATAACATGGACATTACTTTTGGCAACGTAGGAGAGGACCCCAAGTATACTACGCTATTTGAAACTGATACTACTGCAGATGCGACCAAAGGACTCACTTTGAAGAATGATTCTATTGATGTTATGGTTGCTATTCTAGCTTTGAAGCTTGAGAAGATGTACCTAAACCGTGGAATGGTTCCTATTAGGGTTGCTATTCGGAAGGACGATTTTTATGATCCCGCGAACGTCGCCGCGAGCGGTCGTCAGATTCTAGAAGACACTGACGCGTATCGTAACCAGTTTGCTTTATCCGTCAGTGGACTTTTTAAGATTCATAACGTGACGCTCCCGCCTGACGGAGAGACTGACAAGCATGCTATTAATGCACAGCCTATTGATGGTAAACTGTATAACTTCAGGAACCGTGTACCCATTTTTCATCCCAGTTATTTGGCGGCACTTGAAGCTGGAGCACCGCCAATTGAAGGTGTATCCGATATGGTTCAAATGGTTGGTTCCGCAGCCGGCGCTACGATGGCACCGTACGAGACCGGTGTGCACAACGACGCACTTGTGAACGCGTCGATTACGAACCCAGTTGAGTTGGAGTCACCGCCTCTTCGTCCCTCTGTTATCTTTAAGAACAGTACGTCTTCAGAGAAGGTGTATATGGCACCTGGCGCTATGAAGTTCAGGAAGACATATTTCTCTATGACCGGCAGTATGATGTCTATCTTCAAGCGTATTTTACCTACTGCGTTTAA